ACCCTCGGAGGCTAGTCATGAACAGAACCACCGAACTCTATGAGGTACGCCGGCCTGAGCGCTCCCTCCCAATGCTTTGTCTTTGAAAGCCCACAACCTTGCGGGTAAGCGCCAAGTGATAAGAGGCTCTGACGGCCAGATCGAGAACAAAACGGAACCCAAAAAGCTCTCACGATCAGCAATGAGCTATCAGCTCCACACCCTGGAGGTAATTGCCTGTACGGGTTCAAAGTGACTTACTTCACCGTGATGATTGCACCTTGAAGGTGCACATAGGACGTCATGTTCAAAGACATGAGATGAGTCCCTCGCCGCAACGGATCGCCTTTGCTTTTGATTTACCGCGTACGGTTTCTGAATTTTAAGGACGAAAGTCATCATGCGAAAAACAGAAATTAAGATGTGTGTCCCGCTCAATGTGCCGACACTAGAGCCCGGGCAGCGATTGTTGGTTTGCCTTGAGCAATGCGTCGTCGTCCAGCAGCGAGAAACAAAAATCTATCAGGTTGTTTTTGACTGCAAAGCACCTAAAACAACACGAATTCTTTGGACAGAGGACGAGTGGATTTTCATCGGCAGGCACAAGCAAAATGCTGAAAAAGATCCTTTGCTGGCTACATTTGTATCAATACTAAAAACTGAATAGAGGGTTTCCTACATAATGTTAAAAATAACTATTAGTGTATGGCATTAACTGCTTCAAGACGCTTAACGCCGATTACTTGCAGGGGCGTACTTTAAATATTCTCTCCAATCAAGCCCACGGCCATTGATCACCAACAATGGAACTCCCATGGAGCGCTCATAATCTGCGCGAAGCGGGAAGAAGCTGTCCTCCGGCCGGCCGTCGAGCAGCGGCATCGGGTCAGTTTCTGTGCATAAAGAAAAGCTGCCCATGTCTCACACGCCAGCTTTGGCGCCTGGCAGCTTGCCCCATGGATAACCGAAAACCTGCAGGGCTGATACGAGCATCATCATGTGGTTTGGGAATGACGATCGGTTTCGCTCTAATGGAGCTGACTGTCGACCCATTGCCCAGCCGCCGCCATCGCCTCGGCCAGCGCACTGGGGCCGAGAAAGCCATCAGATGCTGGGGTGTAAAGCTGTATGGATATCGTGAAGTTTGCACCTAGAGCCAGTGGTTTTGTGGGGGTAAAAACAATCAAAAATAAAAAAGGGTCGCGAGATAAAATCTCGCAACCCTTTGAATAATATGGTCGGGACGGAGTGATTCGAACACTCGACCCCTAGCACCCCATGCTGGCGGACGTCCTAAAATGCTTTAAATTACAGTCCATTACGTAGGCGCCCACTGCAATCGACGCTCTACGTGGTTCAGCTAGGTTTCACGTTTCCCCGCAAAAGTCCCTACAGGCTTTCGTTCAGAAAGCCCCTGCCCTACGGCGTCCTGCCGAACAACATAACCCCCTCAACATTTGATCAGTTTTACCAACTCGGGCAGCACTTCAAGCCCAAGCCCTCACGACAATTCGCCAGTTCCCGTTGGCGAGCCCCGTGATATTACCTGTGCTCTTATTAATCAGCTCGAATGTACTGGCAGTCGCGCCGTACACCACCGTAATGTTTGTTGCGTCGCGCAGAAGCTCACAGCCGCGGGCGGCCGATGCGCCGTTCACATAGGATGAGTGGAACGAGTCAACGACATCGCCAACCGAGTAGCCCGCATCGGCCGTCTGGCACACCAGAGAAACGGTCATTATTTTTGGAATCACGCCAAGACCATGCGCGATAGGGAGCAGCCCGCCTGACGTGATGATCTGCGGGGCACTGATAAATTCTTTGGTTAGCGGTTTTCCAATGGCCTCTAGTGCGGTAACCCGAGTAAAAAGCCCGCCGATGGATGCAGCCAGAGCCGCCGCTTTGTTTGCCCAGTGGTGGGCTGAAAAGAAGCCGGGGATGACTGGCGTGTCTTCAGGGTTTTCCGCCCATTGCTGCGCCAGGTTCTTCGACGCTAGCGCGGCAGACGCGCTGCTTATGGCGCTCGATGCCGACAGTGCGGCGGCGGCAGCTGACTCTAGAGCCAGTGCCGGCTGTTGCTCGATCTGATTCAGGGTCAAGTTAGAGGGAGTCGGCTGCCCCAGTGCATCAAAAGCCAACACCCTCAACGCGCGACTGGCAATGACCGGCAGAGGCGGAATACCTTCCGGCTCCAGCAAGGGCGCCGTCAAAGCGCGCCCGTTGTCTCGTAACAGTTGCTTGACGGCCAGCCAGATACGGTCGAAATCTGGATTGAGCGTCTGCGCGAGAAGGTCGCCATTGATCTGGTAGTCAGTCAATCGCTGGAACGGCATTACTTGCTGAAACAGCAGGTCGCCCAGTGGCGGTACCGTAAAGGTGCACGAGCTGGCGGGGTTGCCGATCCCTGCGAGGGTAAACCCGGAGGTAATCAGTACGCCGTCGAGCGTGATTTGCAGATCGGCAGCATCAAGCAATAGGAAGGGAATGGCGTAGGTGGGTGCGATGCCGTTGGCTGCATAGCGCTTGAACGTTGGTCCGGGTTGAACTGACATGATGTGCCCCTGAGTGTGGGCGGGCTAGTATTCGACCTGAACTTCATGAGTGCCCGCATCTGGGCGCCAATCGTCCCGCCGAGCCTCTGTCGGTTTCCCGACTATTCGGCCAATGCGCACAGGGGTCTGGCTTATAGCGCCGGCGCCGGAGTCGATGTAGTCATCCTCTTGTGTGTTCACTGCCGGATTGAAGTCGCGCATCTGATCCCATACCGGACCGCGCAGCACATCGATGTGAGCCCAAAGGAAGTGGGCCGACAGCGGCGACTCGAAGGCGTCAAGGATGCGCTTCTGCTTATTGACGGTTGAATGCTCTTCCCCTACTCCGCAACCAGTGCCCTTGAGGGCTTGTTTCAGGATGGTCGGCACGAATCCGCCAGGGCCGTTGGTTTCGACGATGACGCGCGGGATCTGGTACTTGATCACCAGCTCGCGCACCTGGTGTACCTGGCCACCGATGATCCGGTCACGGCTATCGAATTCGGCAATTTCGCCAGTGAGGCCCGCTGCGATGTGCCAATAGAGTTGCCCGCGGGCATCGGTCAGCAGCAGCGAGAATGCCGAGGCGTCCGACTTGATCTTGCCCAGCGAGCAATCCCAGTAAGCTACCGCGCCCACAATCTGCGTTGAGCCCAGATACATGGCCGCCGCATTGTTGGCGTAGCGCATGGTCGGCTGAACGTCGTAGGGAATAATCCGGGTCGGGTCCAAACGAACCTCCGTGACGGGCTTCGAGTGGAGCTGATACTGCGAGTCCCATTCGTTGATGGTGCGGGTTTCTTTGCGGCGCGTTTCCAGCGTCGCCATGTCGAAACGCTCGGGCCAAGCGCTGCCCGCATAGCAATCGACCAACGTGCCAGGTGGTGTAAAGAAGGCAATCCCGGTTTTCGTTCGCTGGTAATCCTTGCCCAGCACCAGCACACGGGCATGCTTGCCAATGCCAGAAAACACCACGTCGGGCACGAACGGCACGTCGTAGGCAATCAGCTTCGCGTCTTCAATCCGGTGTTCCTGGGCGAACATACGGATAGTCAGGCAGTCGGCGCCCATGCTTTCCAGTTCGTCGTACAGACTGTCATGCGTGTGCGGGGTGCCGATGTAGAGCTTGCTGCCCCCCGGCACCAGAATGTGGGTCTGCTCACCGAGCCGGTACCGAAGCTTTTCCCGAGCCTCTGGCGTCTGGATGTTGCGCGGCACTTCCACGTCATCGTTCTGGCATTCATCGGCGCGGGCCGAAGTGACGTTGGAGAGGATGCCCTTGGCGAACATGCTGGCGTTCCGGAAGTCGGACGCCCCTTCTACCCACCACTGCTCAACAGTGCCCTGGTTGGGCGGCAACAGGTGGCGGGTCAGTGGATGGTTGCGGATGACGTTCTGTGTGTCCCGGCTGGTCTTGTAGGCCGTGGGGTCAGACTCCGACTGATGGAGGATTCGATAGGTCGGGTCTTTGTAATACAGCCAGGCGTTATAGATCGCCAGCAAAGTAGACTTACCGAAACCCCGGAAGCAACGCAAAACGGCCAGAGGCCCTTTAGCCTCCAGCCATATCAGTGCTTGAACGTGGATAAACGGCACATCCCAACGCATGCGCCGAGCCCACAGCATGAAGAAAACCAGCAGGCTGACTTTCTTCTCCGGGTCAGTGGACATGGCCACCCTTCTGCATCCGATCGATGATGGCCTGGGCCTCACGTTCGGCGGCAGCTAGTTCGCCGTCCAGCTCATCCACAGCGTGCCCGGCGTCCGGTGCTGGCTTCTGCCGGTTCATAATGCCGGCAATGTTCACCACCTTAAGTAGCAGGGTCATGGTGGCGGCGGCGTTCTTCTTACACCAATAGCGGTCGCCGCGTTCCTGCTGTGTGAGTTCGGCGGGAACCTTCTCAGCACCTGGCCAGTTGTGCGGGTCGACCTCAGAAATAACAACTTCGCCCAGGCGTTCGCTGAGCGCTTGCAGTCGGGTGATCTGATCGTCACGCATATCAGCGACCTCCCGCTGCGGCGCCAAGATTCGGGCCGCGATCCGGCGTCGAGTCGCCCGGCTCCCACCAATACGATTGCTTGAATTCCTTGCGAGCGCGTTGCCTCATCCGGCGCAGGTACCCGGGCGAGAAGTAATCCTGCAGTTGGTTGAAGATCAGGTGGTCCGTTGCGGCTTTCGTGTACCAGAGGTTTGCCGCTGGCAAATGGCTCTTGGCCAACTTCACCAGCTTGGCACCGGTCTGATTGACCTCGCCGGCGGCCGCGTTGTCCTTCAGCTTGAATACCTGCTCGATATCGCCGGCGATAGGGCCACCGAGGGCCGCCAGCGGTGAGCTGCCGCCCTGAGAGTTGTCGGAGAACAGGAAGTCGCCATACAAGCCCATCGCCCCACCCTTGAGCATGGAGGCAATGCCGAAGCGCAGACCCGGAACACCGAGCGTTCCATCGTCCAGCATGTTTTTCGGGTCGCGACCGCTGGCCACCTCATTGAGTTGAATGGCCATGCCGCCCAGCACGGTGGTGCTGGCGATCAACGCGCCCAGATATCCAGCCTTGCCCCAGCCTTCCTGTGCCATGCCACGCTGAACGTGCCGCATCACCATGCCGATGGAGAAGCTTTTGAACTGCCAGAACGAGCGCAACAGCTCGCCCTTGACGGTCCCGCGTTCAACACCGCCATGCATCATGGCTTTCTCACGGGCACCGGGCTCGATGATCGCCATGTTGGTTTCATCCAGCACGGTACCCAGCAGCTTGGTGGCGGCCTGGTCCTTGAGACGTTGCGGCGTGGTGTTGAGCTGCTTGGCCATCTGCACCAGGTCGGCGTTCGGAATGCGGTAGATGCTGTTCGCGGTCAGCACGGTGTCACCCACGCCGCGCCAGTCCTCAGGCTGAGCCAATCGCCACACCGACCAGTCGGTTTCGGTCACGCCCTGGCCGAGCAGGCGCTTGCTGTCGGCGGGGTCCATGGCGGCAATGGTCGGGTGCCGGCGTGACATGTCGCCGATGGTATCCATCATGGTGGCGCCAAACGCCCGCTGTGTGCCGGCGGTCAAGGCGTTGAGGCCAGACGCCTGCATCACCTTGCTGGCGGCGGTCTGCGAGAACTTCGAAACCTTGCCCGATATCTGCTCGGTGCTGCCCAAGCCATCAGCGCCCCAGCGATTGAGGCTGCCGATCAGTTGGTTCAGTCCGAGCCCGGCGCGTTGCGCCATGCGTCGATCCCCGGCGCTGGCCGGGTTGAGCATTCGGATTTCGTTGGCAAACACCTTCATCACCGGCATGCCGTTCATGGCAGCGGTGAGGCCAAGTGTTCCCTGGTCGGTTACGGACGTGAGCACTGCCGAGCCCAAGCGGCTGGCAACATTGAGGGCGCGGTAGGTTTCAAACCCGTTGGCGATGGCAGCGGATGCGGGCGGCTCGCGGGTACCGGCGACCTCTTCGTAAAGGTGTTCGATCTTTCGGCGCTGCTTGGCGGTCTTGTCCGCTTTGAGAGGGTCGGCCTCAATGGTCACCTTCTGGCCTTCATCCAGGAAGTACCGCATCTGGTTGTTCGGGTTGGGGCCAAGCGTTTCGACCAGGGCGATGTCCCGCGATGCGCGGTCGATGTGGCCAATCAACAATTCCAGTAGGTTGCGCTCGCCGTAGGCTTTCTGAGCGGCGATGAAGCTCTCCGCATCCTTGTAGTGGATCTGGCGCGATTCGCTCCCACGGTTGGCGCGCATGCCATTACCGGCGACGTTGCCCGGCTCCAGCTTGTTCACGCCGCCGGTGGCCAGCGTGGTCCATGCGTGATTGAGGAAGTCGGTCAGTTCGGCATCGTTCATTGGCGAGCCGTCTTCCTTCATGTACTTGGCGCGGTTCGCCCACTGCACATGGTCGCTCACCCACTTGGCCTGGTCCTTCGCCACCTTCACCTGCGAGTGATCGCGCGGCATTGCCCAGTCATCAAGCAAACCCACGTCGCCGCCGGCGCGGTTGAAGCGCTGGCGCAGTTGTTCGGCGGTGTCCTGAAACTGTTTCGCTGCGGTCTTGGCGGTGGCTACGCCGGAATCCTGCCCGTGCAGCTCGCGCACCAAAGCGAGGTTGCCAGCTTCGTCCTGGAACAACCCCATAAACTTGCCCTTAGTCTGGTCGATCACCTCAAGCATGCGACTCAATGCATCGTCACGGATGGCACGACTGGCCGACTCGATCGACTGAATGCCGCTTTTTCCGTCGCTGGAAAACGCCAACAACCGATCAAGCCCTTCAAGGGGCTGGTCCGGAAAGCGCTTCATGTAACTGTCAATGCGGTCGTGGGCCATGATCGTCAGGGCCACGCGCTTTTTCTTGAGCTGTTGCTCGGCCACCAGTTCCTGCGCGGACTTGGTGGCGGCTTCATTCAGCCGGTCGGCAGCGGTCTTGGATTGCCAGGTGGTGTCGGTCTGAGCGAGCTGACGCATGTTGCGGCGCAGCCTGTCCTCGATGCCTTGGATTTCTGGCTGGGTGAGGGATCGGCCTATGGCCTGGGTGACAGCTTGAATGCACTCGGCGCGCATGGCCATGGGCTTGCCTCCAATTGGAATGGGGCAAGCCTATGGTGGGGGAATAGACGGTTTCCCGACTATTTGTTACTCAACAACCGCTGTGGGCTGAGGCTTTTTGAATAACGGCTGAATGAATGTTCCTCGCGCCCGCTTAGAAAATATCAGATAGACCATGAAGATCAGTGCCCAGACACTTCCACCACCAACACCATCAGGCCCAAGCGCTGCCGCTAGGACAAAAATCCCAGCAAACGAGTGAACGACGAAGAACCATCGATAAACTCTTTTTCTTGTCCAAAACAAATAAGCATTCACGATGGCCAAAGCCATCAAAATTCCGCCAAAAACCGGTGCTACTTTGATCAAGTAGGCGGCTATAGGGAAATTGGTGACGGTCCATATAGCTGGAAACCAGAGCCAGCCACCTATTTTGTCAAACTGTTGAGGCTTCTTTTCTTCTGTTGCCATGATCTGCTCCGTGATTGCTGGCGATCTGCTGTCAGTTCTGCGCTTTATCCTTCCCCGCGCTGTAAAAAGCAAGCTGCAGCAGCGGCAAAGCCTCGGGATTCTTCCTGAGCCCTAACGATATCGGCATCGGCCTGTGCCATCATTTGCCGGGCAGACACAGTGATCGGGTTGCCGTCAGCGTCCAGCGCGCCGGTGGACAGGCGCATGTCATCCATTCGGCTCAGGATCTCGTCTGCCACTTGCACGACTGGATCGGCGTCGGCAGCTTCACCGGCTGGCTTACCCCCCTCACTTACCACTTCAGGCCCCGGCTTATCAGGGGTGGCAGATTTTGCAGGTGCAGGTTTACCAGTTTGTTTACCACCTGCCGGCGCCTTGGTTTCCGGTTTTTCCACATTCTTTGCGGTACCGATATCCAGCGGCTTGGCCTGCAGCGTCGGTTCTGCCCGTTCGATATCGTCAAGGATGCGGCGGATTTCCTGCTGCGCCACCTGTGCCATGGTCTGCCGGGTATTGGCTTCGGCCACACCAGCGGCGAGCGGCTTTTTCTCAAATCCCTGGACGATGGAGTCAGCTCGCTGGCTGACACGATCCTGAAATCGGTCAGGCAATTCGCCGCGGGCCAAGGTGTTCAGATCGGCTCGGGCCTGCTCGGCGGTGCGGTTGCCGGTGAGGCTGTCATTCAGCGCGCTCTGGCGGTCACTGAGTTCAAGGCGCTCAGCATCCGCTTGTCGGGCCGACTGCTCGGCGCGCTTGCGGCTCTGCCCCTGTGCCTGGAACTCTTTTGCTCGAGCGCGAAACGTATCGTCCAGCCCATCAATGGACTGCTTGAGCGTGCCTAGTTCCGCGCGGACGTCCTTCACGTTGGGGAGAATGCCGGCGGCTTCCTGTTCCAACTGCATGCGCAATGCGGGCTCAAGGTCCTGCTTGGCGGTGACCAACGCCACGTCACGCGTTGGGGCTGTAGGAGCGGGCTCGCTGCTACGCATGAACTCGGCAGAGTGAATGCTCTCGGGCAGCACTACCGGTTCGCCGCGGCTGAGTTGGCCGATGGCGGTACGGATTGCATCCTGGTGGGCAACCGCTGACCGTGGGTTGATGGGCGCACCTGGTGCGGTGTCGATATCGGCATGCTGATAGGTGCGCTCACTCAATGCAGCGTCGACCTGTTCAGTGGTGGGACGGCGCAGTCCGGCCCGGCCAATGCCGAAGAACGCAGCACCGAGGATTGCATCCGTCGCAATGGCGGTGCCGTCCATGGCGCGATACTGGGCGGCTTGTGCGTGATAGCCGCCGCCGTCCAGTAGCTCGGCAGTGGCACCACGACCGGCCATGCCCAACCCGACGTTCGCTCCCACAGCGATTGCAGCGTCACCGAGCAGCGGTTTGACGAAGCGCGCCGCCGGTAACACAGCGCCAACCCCCACGGTCGTAGCATCGATCACGCCCTTGAGCGTGGCCGTCGATTCATCCAGGCCTTCCGCCATGCCAACCTGCTTGCTTGCGTAGCCAGCGGGACCACCAGCAGCCAATCCCGCTCCCACAGGTCCCGCGAGCACCGTGCCCACCACCGTACGCGGCAGCACAGCAGCAGCTTCGCCAAGGATCTGACCAACCACACCGACTTCGGCGGGATCAGGGCGCAGGTCCATCACCGCTTGAGCCGTGCCCTGCCCCAGCGTCTCCTGGCTGGATTCCTCGGCGCTGGTGACATTGGGCTTTCCGCCGAACTTCGGTTCAGGCAGCAGCACGTTGGCGGCCGCATCAAGGCCGGTTTGCCAGAGGGAACTGAAACCCGACTCAACGGCGGCGCCAGCCTCAAGTCCACCACGCAACAGGCTTGGGCCCAGAACGTCGAGCGAGCCAGTGAAGGCGCTCGGGGCTGGCTTGTCTGCTGTCCGCCCAAGGCGTTGGTTCTGGCTCAGCGCTTCGTTTTCTTCGACCAATCCATCAAGCCAGCTCATTTGACGTTCACCACCATTGGTTCATTGGTCGTAGGATCAATCTGCACCCGGCCCGCATTCAACAGGTAATACGAGCCCTCTTTACCCGGTACCGGCGACAGCGGCATGTCCTCCAGTTGACCGATGGGGAATTTGCTGCGGGTGGCCAGGCCTTCCAGCTCGATATCTACCACCTTGTCGAACACCTTGTTGCTCATGCCGTAGGGCTTGATGACCTTGGCGCCGCCCCGCTCGCCGATGCCACCGGTAATCATGTCCACAGACTTCTGCGCCGTATCCGAATCAATATCATCGCCAGACTCATAGCTCACGCCCTTGGCATTGGCATTGCTCACATAGAGCGCCTTGAAACCCTGATACGCCTGCTCGCGCTGTGGTGTGCCTGGCTGGAGCGAACTACCAACATGTTCGTCAAATGAGGCGCGCATCAGTTCTTCTTTTGGCTTCGGTGTCGACTTGTCAGCCAGTATTTTCTGGCCTTGGAGCAACAGCTTTGGCACATCGGCACCGTCCTCACCCTTGAGCCCGCGGAACTGCGCCATACCGGCCAAGACGGTGATTGGTTGATCGGCGGCAAGTGGCTTGATCGCGGCGGCGGCATCGGCTCCAGTTGGCGAGGATGCAGCGATGGCACCGAGCACTTGAAGCTTGGTGCCGTCATCGGCCTGCGACAGCAACGAAGCCAGCATGGTTTGCTCTTCTGGCTTCCACGGGTTACGAGCCACCTCGGAGCCGTAGGACTTGCGCATGGAATTCACCACGTCGAAGCGGTGGGCGATCTGCTCGCCGACTTTGGCCTGGCCTTCTGGCGTGCTGATGCCCGAAATATCCAGAGGCTCGACGTCTTGCCCGGTGCGCATGGCGTTGAAGGTCAGCGGGTTCTCGCGCATCAGCTTGGTGTTGTTGTCGATCGCCGTTTGCAGGCGGGCCACGTTGGCCTGCTCGGTGACGCTGCCCCCGCTCTTGGCCATTTGCAGGCGCTTCTGCTCGACGTACTGCTGTTGCACTGCGATGGGTTGGCGCAACAGGGTCTGCACCTCGGTCATTTCGCCCATGCGGGTGTTGAACTCGCCGGCAGCCGATGTGCCGGACAGTCCGGCTTTCCACCGCTGTTGGTCCGCTGGCGTCGGCGGAACACCCGTCGCGGCCTGCCGGTCCATTTGGGTGAGGATCCGCTCGGCCTTCATTTCCCGCATTTCGGCCTGGCGCTGCTGGTGCTCTTTCACCTGGAAGATTCGCCCGCTGACGGTGTTCAGTAGTTGGGTGCGTTTCTCCGGGTCCAGCTTCTTGGCGTAAAAACCATCCTCGGCGGTGAGGTCGTGCTCGACCTTTTGCAGACTGCCCAAACTTTCGCGCGACTCAATGACGCGCTGGGTGGCGTGTGTGGTCCAGTTGTTGTCCTTGAATTCCTGTTTCTTGCTGGCCCACCCTTCGCCAAACGCGAGACGCCCGGCAATGTCGACATCCTCGGCATCCATACGGGCGTTGATCTGATCGACGTTGGCGCCGGGCATGGCAGCGTCCTTTCCCAGCATGTCCATGCGTGACACCAGATCGCTCTGAGCCGAAGCAATGCGGCCCTTGGTGGCAGAAGCACGGATAGCCTCAAGGCCACCAATCTGCATGCGCTTAACCGAGTTGCCGATTTCACCGCGCTGCGCCTCATCAAGACCTGGCGTATCCAGCGGATCAAGCTTCGACACTGCTGCGTTGTATGCTTCCGGCGCCTTTTCGTAGCTCAACTTCCCGGTGCGCATCTGCTCATCAAGGTCGGTGGCGATGGTCTTGATCTGCGATTCGCGATCGATCAGCGCGTTACCGGCCTTCACCTTGGCAAGCGCCTGGTCTTCCTTGATTCCCTTATCAACCACTTGATCAAGGACGTTCAGACCAATATTGGTGACGGCGGCGGCAGACTGTTGGGCGATTCGGTTTTGCTGGCTTGGGTCGGTGGTGATGACGCGGTTTTGCGCCACATCAGCCTGTACGTTGGTCTGGCCAAAATTGCCCGTTGGGATTCTCATCAAGCAGCGCCCCCTTGTTTTGACGCCGTTCCATTCGCCGAGGCTTTCCATCCAGTCATGGCCAGCGATGCCCCAGTGTTCAACACACTACCAATGGCCTGGGCATTAGCATCACTCCGGGCTTGATATCCGGACCGTTTCAGGTTGCTGGCATCTGCATAGCCGCGGTCCTTCTGCGCCTGACCGTTGAAGATGGTCATCGCGGCGTCTTCCTCAGCGTTGCCGATGATTTCCTCGTTGATGTTAACGGCCGTCCCCTCGCCCACCACCACACCAGAGCCTGCAAGCGCGGCATTTGCCTCACTGGCTTGAGTGCGCGCTAGGCGACGTATGCGGTCGGCCTGGACCACCGAGGCGCTGGCAGCGGCATCAGCGTCGAGCTGCGACTGTTCGGCCTGCGCGTTGTAGTTTTGTTGAGTCTGTTTGGCGGACTGTTGGGTCGAATAGACAGAATATGCGGTCCCGGCAATGGACGCGGCTGCAGCGGCAGCCGCGATGTAAGTGGCAGTGGTGGCTCCGGACATTTCTAATCTCCAGTAATAACAGTCAGATCGCCGCCGTGCTGGCGCGACATCAGCAGATCGGTTTCTTCGGTAAATTCCGCCTCGGCCTGCTCGACCGTCTTGGCCTCGCTGGCAAACACCATGGTCAGGGCGGTGTCGGCGTGCGCCAGAAAAACCTGCTTGCGGCCAGCCTGACCAGGCAGCAGGTGATAACCGCACAGCTCACGCGACTCGCCGCCGATGTAAACGGTCGCGTGCCCGGAAACGATAAGCAGGGTTGGGATTCTGATCAGGGCGCCGGTGATCATCACGCCGGCGGGGATACGGATAGTTCGCGAGTAAAGACCGGCGTGGAAGTGATGCTCAGTTTTGATCGGCACCTGTTCCAGATCCAGCAAGATCGATTCAAGCCCCCGAACCTTCTCGACGTCGACCGAGCTCATAGCGGGCAGGCTCAGCGCGACGGGCGCAATACTGTTCATACCAACCCCCGCACGAACACCCGGTTTGTTTCTCGGTAGCCAGAACGCGGCAATACACTCGCCAAGCGCCCGCCAACGGGAGCGCTTACCAACATGGCGGTAGCCCCTAGTTCGCGTGCACGGGCCTCAGCGGCGCGCAGTAACTTGATGCCTGCGCCGCCACTGCGAGCGGCCGGCTCCACGAAAAAAGACTCCATCGTACAAATACGGCGCCCGGCGTAATGCGGTAGGCCGTAAACCAGCAGGGAGGCCAGCCCGACAAGTTCAGGACCAAACACACCGATGATGTGAAGCGCGCCATTGGCTTCCATTGCTCGGTAAGTATCAAAGCAGGCATTGACCGTACCGAACTCTGCGATGCTCGACTCATCGCCGTAGGCAGCCAGCAACTCAGACAGCGCGCCAGCCTGCTCTATTTCGGCAACGGTGCATTTGCGGATGACAACGTCCATTTCAAAGCTCCTGCACGTAGAGAGGGCCAGCCAAACGGAAGCCCGCGCTTTCGTATAGCCGGCTGATGGCATCGACATTTACAGCAGTGCAGATACCCATCTGCACCTGGGCCGCACCGCGTAGCCTGGCCCACTCGATAAAGGCATTGATCAGGCGCAAGGCAATGATCCCGTTGCGGCGTGAAGGCAGCACAAAAATGGAGTAGTCATAGGCGATCAGGTCATGGGAAAACCACTGATCGACGATTCCGCCAGCCATCGCCCCCACCACCTCGCCACCAACTTCAGACACAAAAACGACACCCTCGCCCTGGATCAGTTGCAGCAGGAAGGCGGCAGCCTTCTCATGCACATAGGGCTGGCTCGCATAGCTGGTAGTGGCGTGCAGCGTGATGCCTAATTCAATGATTCGCGGTATGTCTGCCGGGGTTGCGGCCCTGATCATGGGTATTACCTCAATCGTTGATCGATATTTTTTTGATAACGCAGAGCAGATGGAACGGCAGCGGCTGGTTTTGCTCGATGGTGATAGAGGCTTGTCCGCGATCCCATCCAAGGTTTTCAATCCGGTGATCACCGGTGAAAGGCTGGGCAGGATGATTGAGGACATTCGAGCCGAGCACTCGAAAGGCAATAGGCTGGCCGTTCACCTCACACCCAACGGTTTCGAGGAATCGCAAGGTGATTTCGCCAACCTTCATGCTGTTGCCCTGGGCGCTGCCTGTACTGCCCTGAACTTCAGGGGTAAGCGTTTTTATCTTGGTCCGGTAAGGCAGGCCGATCTGAACCGTGAACGCATCCCGCGGGATGGTGATTTGTCCACTGGCGACGACTTGTTGTTGCATGGGTACACCGTCCGCAACGACGTCGACGGTCTTACCCTCCAGATGGTCCAGCCCGCCCCACACCGTCGCGCCCGGAACACTGACTGCAACAACTCCAGCGTCCACATAAACACCAGCCGCAAAACGCTCCACGTACCGCACGACACTGCCGTTTACCGTGCGACTGACCAAGGCGAATGCCTCTTCGCCTGAGGTATTGGGAATGGTGGCAACCGACTCATAGCTGCCATCGGTAATTTGTCGGGCCCATCCGACGACATCCTGGTCACGATCCACTGTGAGGGTTGCAAGCACACCATCTGCACGCGCCAAGAACAGGATCGACTCGGGCTCTTGCTGATAGGCCATGTCCACAATGCCGCTGATGGTGGCGTGTTCGGACAGTACCGACATGTCCGGCGCGCCATAGGCGTCAGAGTCGTATTTGTAGGCCATAGCCCTGACCTTGCGGTCTGAGCGCTGAATGAAATACAGCTCATTGCCGATACGCACCGGTCGTACCTTGTTGCAGCCATACACCGATTGGTTTTTCACCTGAATGTTGGTGGGCGCGATAGGCTTTTCCACGCCGCCGGACAGGCTGAATTCACCGCCGTACGTCAGAGCGATCAGTACTTTGATCTGGGCCAGGTGCGATACCGGGTTGATTTGATCGGAAGCAACGGTGAACGACATTGCATCGTCGTCCTTGGTGCCCAGTTCAAAGTTCAGGTATTCACCGGTTCGGCTGAGCCAAACGGTCTGGGGGTAGTTGCGAGAGCCGGCGCAGGCGAGTCGCTGCTCGTAAAGGGTACCGGTGGAGGGGTATCCGTCCGTAGCGTTCCAGACCGATGCTTCCAACGACCAAGCGTTCGCTGTCGAACCGACAATCGAGGTCAGTGCTGCTTTGATCGACCCCCTCACCACTAATGAACTGGTAAAGGCCGTGATCTGGACCAACCCGCCGTTGATCTTCACATATTTTCCGACGTCGGCCGCCCGCCATCCACTGGCCGATAAAGTCATGGTAATGACCTTGCCTACCGGGTCTTTGGCATTGGGGGTGTTGGTCGTTTGAGGCGATAGCGTAATGGTCCAATCACTGAACGTTGGAGACACAAACGCTGTGATCACCTCAACGGTGGCCACTGTGCCGCTGGTTACTGCGGTGATCTCGGCCAAGCCGC